GCCTTGATGTCGTCCCAGTGCTTGATGATGAAGCCGATCAGGGCGGACAGGCCGCCGGTGGCTATGGCCAGCAGGACCTGCATGATGGTCTGCCAGTTGTCACGGAGGAAGTTGACGCCGGCCCAGAAGACCGCTTTGATGGCGTCCCAGGCCGCCGTGAAGGCGCCCGATATCGCGTCCCACGCGGCGGAGAAGGCGTCCTTGATGGCGTTCCAGGCCACGGTGAGCGCGGCCAGAATCTCCTCGTGGTACTTGATGCACAGGACCACGATGGCTATAAGCGCGGCGATGCCGGCGACGACCAGGGCGATGGGCCCGAGCAGCGCCATGTTGGCCGCGGCCAGGCCGGAGACAAGCGGGATGAGCGGGCCGATGACCATGGCCACGCCGGCGAGCGCGACGACCAGCAGGCCGCCTATGGTGATGACCTTCTGGACCGGGCCGGGCAGATTGCTGAACCAGCCAAGCAGCTTCGTGCCCAGGTCGAGAAAGGTGTTCATGACGGGCACCAGCGCGGTGCCGATGCCCTCCTTGAACTCGGCCATGCCCACGGTGAGGCGGGCCTGCTTGCCGGCGGCCGTCTCCGCGTTGGCGGCCACGGACCCGCCATAGGTGTCGGCCAGGCTCTGCAGGATCTGCTCGTAGGAGAGGGCCTTGCCGGAGGCGTCCTTGGTGGCCACGCCGAGCTTGGAGAGGCCGGCGACGTTCCCCAGCTGCGCCTTGGCGAGGGCCTTGGTGACAGCCTCGAGATCGAGCCCCTTGCCCTGGGCCGTGTCCATGGCGATCGTCATAAGGTCCTGGGCCTTGCCTACGTCCTTGGTGGCGGCCACCAGGTTCGAGAAGGCCGGGCGCAGCTTATCGTCGGCCACGCCGGAGGCCATCTCGGTCTTGAAGATGTAGTCCTCGAGCGAGGCCACCTGGGCGTCGGTGGCGCCGGTCACGTTGCGCAGGGTGTTGGCGAGCGTGGCCGCGGACTGCTCGTCCTCCATGGCCGCCTCGGCGGCGTCCCAGCAGTAGCCGGCGACCTTGCCGATGATGAGGGCGCCGGTGGCTGCGGAGGCCAGGCCTTTCAGCTTGCCGTCCAGGCCGCCGAACTGGCTGCTGGCCGAGTTGACGGCGCCGGCGGTGCGGTCCGTGGCCTTGAGGATGATCTCAAGGGTGCGGCTGTCGGACACGGCTCACCTCCCTTTGTTCTGGCTCTCCCGGTAGTCGGCCTCGGCGTTGGCAAAGATGCCGGCGAAGGCGACCCACTCGGCGTCTTGGTCGAGCAGGCCACCCGCGTCCGGCAGGCAGGTCAGGTGTTTGCAGAGCTGGTATGAGGACCAGAGCCGGGCGATGCGCGGCTCGCTGGCGAGCAGGTTCTTAGGCGGCCCGCTCCGGCTCGTCAGACAGGCCCAAGCGAGCCGCCGGCCTCTCTCGCGAGGCATCATCGGGGACGGCCCGCTTCCAGACGATGCCCACCTGCTCATCGACCCAGCGGGCCGAGGCGGGGTCCATATCCTCGTAGGCCTTGAGAATGTCGGGGCCGGAGCAGCCCACTCCGCCAACAGTGAGCACTCGGCCGACGGCCTCGAGGCGGAAGCGGCGCAGGGCCGGCGACAGCTCTTGCTCCTTCATGCGCTCGCGGGCCTTGGCCTGCTCCTCGGGGCTCGTTTCGCGGGCCTGCTTCATGGCCTCCTCGAGGGAGATACCTAGACCCTTGAGGGCGTCAAGCGCCTCCCGCTCGGCCATGCCCTGGGCCTTCTCGACGTCGCGCTGGCGCACGGTGGTGAGCAGGGTGAGGCTGTCTCCCTCGGGGTCGGTGAATACCTGCAGGTCGTTGTCGGTGACGATCTTCATGCTTCCCCTCCGTAGGGTCGCGGGCTTGGGACCGAGGCTAGGCGGTCAGGCTGGCGATGGTGTTCTGGACCTCGATGAGGATGCGCCGGCCGGTGACCGTGTCGTAGTAGGCGGTGATCTCCGCGCTGCCGGTGATGAGGCCTTCGGATATCTCCTCGTCCAGGCCGCCGGTGAACTGGCAGGCGGGCAGGGTGACGCGGACGAACTTGTAGTAGGTGGACTCGATAAGCGCGCCGGTCAGCTCCACCACCAGGGCGAAGTTTTCCGCAGCCTGCATGTCGGCCAGGTAGGCCTTGGGGAAGTCGAGAAAGTCCAGCTTGGCGGTGATCTCGGCGTTGTCCTTGCGGCGCAGCGTGCTCGCCAGGAACTGGGTCAGGTCGGTCAGACCGCGCTTCTCCTCGAGGTTGCCGTTGTAGGCGATGCTGCCGCCCTCCACGGTGTAGTCCTTGACTCCGCCGATCGACACGGAGGCCTTGCTGCAGACCAGCGGGTCGGCCGTGTAGGTGGGCGTGCTCGTGACCGTTACGTCGTCGTCGTGGGAGACGGCCATAAACTCGAGCCCCAGGGTGGCGATCTCGCCCGGCTTGAATCCCAGCTCGAGCTTGCCCAGGTAGGCGTCGGCCTGCCGGTCCTTCTGAAAAACCTTGTTGGCCTCGAGGGTCAGGCGGGGCGGCGCGTCGGCCTCGGTGATGGTGTGCAGTTTGGCGGTCGTTCCGGGCGCGGTCGTGACCACGGCGCCCAGGGCCCAGTAGAACGGGTGGGCCTGCGAGGCGTGTAGCTCGCAGTCGCACGAGGCGGTCGGGTGCCAGTTGCCGGGCAGGCCGGGCAGCTGATAGCGGGTGGCCAGCTTAGCCTTGCGCTCGATGCGGTCCCGGTTGCCGTCCATCTTGATCTTCGTGGTGGGCAGGAACACGGTGACGGCGGTCTCCGGGGTGCCGGCGACGGCTTGAAGCTTCGCGCCGAGCCAGTGCTCGTTGCCGAGAAGGTCGGTCATGACTCACCTCTTTCTGTGGGTGCGGTTTCTTCGGCCGGCTCGGCGGGCGCCGGCCCGGCGGGGCTCCAGCGGTCGGGCGCGGTGACGAGGCGCCCGGCGATGATCAGCTCGCCGGTCTGGGCGAGCAGTTCCTGCTGCCACGTCTCGAGGGCCGGGGCCTCGGTCTTTGTGCGGGGCTTGCTCATGCGCTCACGCTCCTCGGATGAAGGTGTCATAGGCGGTCTTGAGGACCTTGTCGAAGGCCTCCCGGGCGCGGCCCTTGGCGGCGTCCCAGCCCGGGTAGAAGAAGGCGAAGTCGCCGAAGGAAGGGTCGAACTCGATGCGCTTGCCGTAGCGGTAGCCGCCCGGGTACCGGGGGCTCATGGCCTTGGCGTCGTTGTAGATCTCCACGGAGAGGCGGCCGACCTTCAGCTTGGTGGCCTTGAGCAGCTGGCCGGGCTTGTGGTACTTGCTGCGGCCGCCGGCGTAGACCGGCGTGCGGTCGCGGATCTCCTTCTGCACGATCTCGCCGGCCTCCTTGGTGACGGCCCGCAGCTCGCGCCTCGAGGCCGCGTCGGCGCTCGATATCGCGCGCTTGAGGGCCTTGACCTGGTTGGAGTCCAGGACCACGCTAATGTCCCAGCCGGACTCGCCGGAGGTGCGGCCGGCGGCCCGCTTCCTAGCCATAGCTCACCAGCCGGGCGGCCACGCGCACGTTGACGGCCACGGTGGCGTCGCGGCTCTTGGGCGAGCCCTTGCGGTCCTCCTCGATGCCCTCCTGGTCGCTTCCGCCGACGGGCTCGATGGTGAGGACGTGTCCCCAGCTGCCGGAGGGCAGCGGGGCCCAGGCGAGCAGGTCGCTCACGATGATGGTCCGCAGGGCATAGGCCGCGTCCTCGAACCCGCTGTAGGCGTCCTGGGCGCTGCCGGCCGCGCAGATGAGCAGCTCCACGTCGTAGTGCTCGTTCTCCTGGGTGCCGGCGGCGACGCGCTGCGCGTCGCCGATCGTGGCCTTGCCGATCACCACGGTGTGGCCGGCCCAGGCCTTCGGGTAGGGGTGGCCGCGCGATACCAGGGCGCTCTGGCCGGCGGCCGTGAGGGCTGCCTCGATGCGCGTCTTGAGGGCCGCCTTCACGTAGGGCACGCTTGAGGCCATCATCACCAGACTCCTAGCTCTCGGCTGTACGGCTGCAAGGCGCGCCAAGCCGCCGAGGGGATATCCCAGGTGCTCTCGAAGTGGGCGCCGCCGGCGCCGCTCGTGAGGCCGGCCACGCCCAGGCCGTCCTCAATGGCCTTCTCAAGGCCGGAGCGCACCATGGTCACGGCCGCGGTGTTGACGTCCGCGGGGACCGCGTCGACGTCCAGCCAGATTCCCCACTCGCCCGCGATCGACAGGTCGGCGTGGTCGAAGCTGGCCGCGTGGGCAGACCACAGGTTGAGGCTGCGGGCCAGGCGAATCATGCCGGCGGTGGCGGTGTCCTCGTCCAGGGCCAGCTCGTAGTCGGTGCCGGGGACCAGCACCTGGGCCTCGCTCGGGCTCTCCGGGTGCAGGGTCACGGTGGTGACCGTGCGCAGGTCCCGGATGCCGAGCGACACCTTATGGCTGGTGACCTCGAAGGAGCGCGTGGCCGGCGCCGCCAGGCGCATGAACTCCCGGCCGGCGGCCAGGTTGAAGCGGCGCAGGACGCGGGGGATGAGCAGGGCTATGAGGGCGTCCCTGTCGGTGCCGGTGATGCCGGCGTGGGCTTTTACCTGGGCGGTGGTGCAAAGGGCGACTTCGGCCATGGGGGTCCCTCCTCGTTACGGGTGGGTGGGCAAGGCGGCAGGGTCCAGGCGCCGGCGCTGCGCCTCGAGTCTGCGGCCTACCAGAGCATCAGCCACGGCGCCGCGGCCTCGGGCCGCCCTCGATCGCTTGGGCCTCCATGAGCCGGCGCGTCTCGGAGGCCGGGCGAGGGTTTGGGCGGTTGTCGCTTTCGCCGGCGCCGGCCAGGCGGGCGCTGCCGGCGCGAATCAGGTATAGGGCGGAGGCGCCCTCCACGGTGACGACGTCGCCGGCCAGGTGGATCTCGCCGGCCACCTGCTTGTTGGCCAGCAGGGTGATGGTCAGCATCTTCCCTCCTTGGTAAAAGCGGCGGGCGCCCGGGGTGAGCGGGCGCCCGCGGTCAGGCGTTACTTGCGCTTGGGCTTGGGCGGCTCGGGCTCGGGCTCGGGCTCGGGCTCGGGCTCGGGCTCATCCGCCTGCGGCGGCTCGGGCTCAGCGTCGCCGGGCTCAGCGTCCTCCGGCTCCGCCTTGGTGGCGGCCTCGGGGTCGGGCTCGGCGGCCTGCTCGGGGGCGTCCACCAGGCGGGCCTTGCCGGCGCGCACCACGGCGCGGGCGGAGTCCTCGGGGACCTCCACGACCTCGCCGATGAAGTGGGGCTGGCCGCCGGCTTGGCAGTTGGCCAGCATCTCGATCTTGGGCACGACTCCCTCCTTCTCGCGCTGGGTTGTCATGCGGAGGCCGACCGCGCGTAGGCCGGCCTCCGCTCTCGGGGTGTCAAGGGCTCGGGCGCTCCCGGTGCTAGACCAGGGCGTCGGCGATACGGGAGAAGGACTCGCCGTGCCGCACGCAGATGTCCACCTCCTGAAGCATGACCACCTGCACCAGGCCTTGCTTGGCGCCGGTGTAGGGGTTGACGATCATGTCGACGCCACCCCACTGGCCGATGATCAGGTCGGCCCAGTTGCCGAAGAACAGCTCGGAGCAGATCGCTCCGGAGGTGCCTTTCTCCAGGTTGGCGCGGGCCTGGTTGGAGACGATCGTGGAGTAGCCGTTGACCGGGTTGGCCGGCGCGGCGTCGTTCCACATCATGGTCGCCGAGTAGGTGGCAACCTTCGGGGTGGACTTGAGGAAGCCGCGGGCCCTGGCGTTGAGGATGTAGGCGAGGCGGCCCATGTCGGCGTTGTCGACCGCCACGGCCGTCTCCATCTCCACCATCTTCGCCCAGGTCGGTGCTCCGCCGTTGTCGCCGAGGGCGACCGCTCCGACGTTGTCCTGCGCGGCGATGCCCTTCGGGTAGACGGTCGCGCCGGTGCCGGAGAGGGCAGCCAGGTCGACGGCCAGGGCGCCCACGCGGGTGAGGTCGGCCCACACCATGTTCTCCACGTCCACGCTGGACTGCTTGAGCAGCAGCCGGCCCAGGTCGGAGTAGGCGCCCAGGGTGTGCGGCGTCATGGTGACCTGGTCGACCGTGGGGTGGGACTCTCCGGTGATGTCGGTGTTCTCTCCGACCCAGTAGCCGGTGGCGCCGGCGGTCTGCCGGGGGATCGCGATGTTGCCCACGAGCCCTCCGAGGAAGGTGGCGCCGGCCTGGGCCACGGCCGGCCGGTTGCGCAGCATGTCGATGAAGGACCCACCGAGCAGCTCGGTGGCCACGGTGCCGCCGACCGCCATGGTGGCGCGCTGCTGGACGTCCATGGGAACGAAGAAGCCCTGGGGCTCGCGGCCCATGCGCTGGGACACGGCCTCAGAGGCTTCGCGCTCCAGCTCGGCGCCTTTCCAGTTGCTGCTGGCGAGCGCGTTCAGAGCGCGGAGCAGGCTGTAGGACCGGACCTCTTTGCCGTCCATGCCGAGCACGGAGGGATCGGAGAGGGGCTGGGCCCGCAGGGCGCGGACCTCGCCGATCGCGTCGGCGTCGCGCAGCTCGGCCTCGGCGCGGTCGAACTCCGACCGGGCGGTCTGCAGCATGGCGCGGGCCTCGCCGATCGCTTCGTCGCCGGCGGTGGCGATGGCGGCCTCGAGGCTGTCGGCGGAGCGGGCCAGGGCGGCGCGGGCTTCCTCGCGCTTGCGCTTGATGGCTTCTTTATCGATCATCTCAAACCTCTTTCTATGCGTGGTTTCTTGCGGGCCGGGCAGCGAGGAAGGCGCGGGTGGCCTCCAGCTCCGCGGTGGCGCGCAGGGTGTCGGGAGCCGGCGAGCCCTCAATCGAGCGACTCTCCACGCCTGCCTCCGGGCCCGCCTCATCGGCGCGACTCGGTTCGCTGGGCGGGCCCTCCGCGAGGGAGCGACCCATCAGCTGGCCAGCCAAAGACCGCAGCGCTACCTCGGTGCTGGCGTTGGCGCCCAGAGGGCACACGGCCAGGTCGAGCAGGCGGCGGGCTTTCTTGAGGGTGTAGTGGACGCGGTAGCGTCCATCAGGGTCCTTCGTCTCGAGCCGATCTTCCTCGGCCACGGTGAAGGCGTAGCTCATCTGGGTGACCACGCCACGGTCCATCTTGGGCGCCAGGCGCTGGGCGTCGAGATCGTCCATGGGGACGCGGGCGTGCACGCGCAGGCCGTGGGCGTCGACGGACAGGCTCATGCTGCCGGGCCCTTCCTGCTCGCCGGCGGGCATGTGGGGCGCGTTGCGGCACATGGCGGAGGGCCGCTCGTGGTTGTAGTTGAGGTGGCAGTCGTCCTCGAGCACATCATCGAAGAAGCCGGGCAGGACCTCCTCGGTGAGGATGTAGCTGTCGCCCTCGTAGAGCGTGTAGACCTGGCCGAACACGGCCGGGTATCCGGTGAGGTTTCGGACGGTCGGGGTGTCCGGGTCGCCGCTCGCGCGCCACTTCACCTCGGCGTGGTTGCGCTCACGCGATCGGACGGGGCCGTGGTAGAGGGAGCGGATCACGTCGGCCTCGAGGGCCCTTCTCTGCTCGTCGGTCAGGGTCACGGTTGCACCTCCTCTGAGGGCTCGGTTTCCTCCGGGGGCTCTGGGGGCTCGGTGGCCGGCGGAGTCTCGTTGGGCGCGCCGCCTACGGGGGTCACTTGCGGGACCATGCCGACTCCGCCGGGCAGGGGCGGCAGGCCGCGGGGGATGCGCCACTCGTCCACCAGGAGGCGGCCGTCCTGGATCTGAGCGTGGGCGATCTTGTCCGCCGTCTCGCTGTCGGGGTGAATGACCTCGGCGGTGTCGAATCCCGGATAGTCGCTCTTGCTCGAATCGAACAGGAGGCGGTCCGCGAACAGGGCGCCCTCGATGCGCTTGAGGCGGGCCTGCAGTCCGTAGTGGACCCAGCGCAGGTCGTCCTGCTCGGTGGTGGTCGAAGTCTCGCTCTTGCCCTCGATGCCGAGGACCCAGTCGGGTACGCCGGTCATGTGCCACACGTCGCGCAGGGTGAGCAGGCCGGCCTCCACAAACTGGGCGTCCTTCTGCGTCATGCCGATCTGCGTGAGGACGGCGCCTCCGCCGATTACCTTCGTACGGCCGGCGTTGAACGTGCCGGCGTGCTCGCTGTCGAATATCTCGCGCCAGGCCTTCGCCTGCTTCTGGGTGGTGGCCGCCGGGAAGGCCACGGCCAGGCCGCCCATGACGCCGTTTGCGTAGAGGTTGGACTCGTAGTCCTGCTTGGCGAGGGCCAGCCCCAGGGCGGTGCGGAAGCGCTCGATCGGGGTGCGGGGAATCAGCTCGCCCATGCTGCCGGCGCCGCGGATGTGGATGATGCGCTCCGGGCCCACGGTCAGAGAGCCGGGGCCGTTCCCGACGACCTCGGAGGGCCGGGGCATACCGGGCTGGAAGATGACGAGGTAGCGCAGGCCGCCGGCCGGGTCGGGGACGGGCGACACCTGGTCGGGGTGCAGGGCGGTCAGCTCCCAGACCACACCGGCGTCGCTCACGGTTTTCCACAGGTAGGCGGACGCTCGCGCCTCGAGGCTGAGCTGCACGATGTACCAGAGCCACCACCAGCTCTGCGATCGGTTGGGCACGCCGGCGAAGAGGCGGCTCGCGTTGGTGGTGAACACGCGGCGCGGTATGGCGCCGTCCTGCCGCCACACTGCCATGGTCAAGTTAGCGACCGAGGCCGCGGCGAAGTCCCAGGCGCGGTGGACCGCGGGGATGGTGGCCACGGTGGACTTGGTCACGGCTTGGCCGGCAGTGGAGCCGGCGGCGCCTGCGGCGAGCAGGCCGGCCATGTCTACCACGCTATCGGCCCGCTCCTGCCGGGTACCTACCCGGCTCCCAATGAAGCCCATCAGGCGCCTCCTTCCCGACTCATCCAGACACCCAGGGCCAGGAGCACGACGCCGAGGGCGACGAGCGCTGCCCACCATCCGACCCTCCAACCGAGGCCGCCGGCGAGAAGTAGCGCGCCACCGGCGAGCGCCAGATCCTCGGCGTGGCTGCCCGCGGCCCTTACCAGCTTTCCGCCCACGGCTCACCTCCTGCTTGCATGTCGAGTTGGTAGCCGCCGACCACCATGGCGTAGGCGATCGCGGCGTCATTCTGCTTGCTCCGGTCGCGGTGGCCGGTCCGGGTCTTGGCCTTGGTGAAGCGCCAGCCGCCGGTGGCGGTTATCTCTCCCCCGGTGCCGAGGATGTGGGCCCGCAGGGTCGGGTCGCCGTTGTGCACCACGGCCTGGTGGGCGACCAGGTCAAAGGCGCCCTGGCTTGCGGGGACCATGTTGGTGTTGTTCTGCGGGAACTCGACCATGGGGAAGCCTTCGGACGCCAGGCGAGCGGCCATGTCCCTCATCTGCCAGGGGTCGAAGTTGACCTTCATCAGGTCGAAGTGATCGCGCAGCCAGCGCAGGTGCGCTTCCACCTGGGGCAGCGTGGTCTCCATGCCGGAGATGCGGGCTGCGGTGAAGACCTTCGCCCGAACCACGAGCAGCCGGCGCTCGGCGCGGTAGGCCGAGGCTCCCCAGGCGACCGCGCTGGTGTCGCGCTTCTCGCCGATGTCCACGCCGACCCAGATCTCGCTGCCGGCGGGAATCTTCTCGGGGCCCTTGCAGGCGTCCCAGGCGGCCGGCTGTATGGCGGCCTCCTCGCCCTTGACCCACTGGTTCAGGTTGTAGCGGCGGAACTCCGACTCCGGCGTGGAAGCCGCGGCCACGCGCAGGCTCTCATCGGAGATCCAGGAGGCCGGGTTGCAGGCACGCCAGATGCGCGGGTCGCGTATGTCTGCGGCGTCCGGGGCGCCGTACCAGATGAGCAGGCGGCGGGCCTCGTAGTCGCGCACAACCACCTTGCAGCCGTGGCGGCTCACGCTCATCTCGCCGCGCTCGATTATGTCGTCCACCAGCTCGCCCAGCAGACTGTCCTTTGTGGCGCCGGCGGTGGTGATGATTATCATCCGGGCCGCCGGCCGCTTGTGGAGGGCGGTGTGCATGGCCATGTAAAGGCCTACCTGCTTGCCGGTCCTGAAGGTGTGCAGCTCGTCCATGGCCACGAAGGCCGGCGCCAGTCCTTGCTGGAGATCTCCGTCCGCAGAGACCGCGCGCAGGATGCCGCCGTTGTGCGGCGACCTAACGGGGCCCAGGGCCTCGGTCACGCGCGGGTACTCGAGGAAGTCATCGAGCGGTCCGCCCTTGGCCTCATTGATAGCGAAGCCATGCACGAGGCCGGCCTGGTCGCGGGCGGCCGCGGCGCAGTAGACCTTGGGCGACCCGGGCAGGCTCACCAGGGCGTGGTCGGCATATCCGGCGCACAGCGGGCTCTTGCCGTTGCCGCGGGGGATTCCGAAGACGACCACTTTCCAGAGCAAGTCGCCGCCGGCGTCGGTTTCATAGATGATGTTCGTATCCTCGCGCTGCCAGTCCTCCATCTCGAAAGGCTGGCCTTGGCGCTCGCCCTCCGGCAGCCGGAGGCATCCTGAGAAGAACTCCGCCACGGCCGGGCCGTAGGTGCCGGCCGCGGCCGGGCTACTCATTGACGGCTTTGCCGCCCGGGATCGCGGTCAGCGGCGTGGGCCCGGAGCCGACGCCGGGCAGGCTGGCCGCCGGCGAGGCTCCCTTGACTCCCATGTTGGCCAGGCGGGCCCGGGCCGCCGGGGAGATCCCGAGGGCGTCGCAGCACTGCCGGAAGGCCTCGAGGCTTTCGCGCTCCATCTTCACGGCCGGATTGGCCTCGAGGACCTTGTAGCCGGGGTTGCCGTTGTAGGCTCCGCGGGTGACCGGGTAGATGGTGCCCAGCTGCAGCTTCTTCGAGCGGGCATCGAGGGCGGTCTCCAGGTGGACGGCCGCGGTCAGAATCATGAGGCTATCGGCCCGGTCCAGGATCCTGGCCGGCCATAGCTCGCGCACGATCAGGGCGAAGAAGTCCGCGGCCTTGCCGGTCACGTCCGGCGGGCACTTCGGCCGGGCGCGCCGTCCGGTCACGAGCGGCACCTTGGCATGGTGGGAGCGTAGCGTTCCCTCCTCGCGGCGCCTCTCGGTCGGCACTGTCGGTCGGCCTGTCTTCATGTTTCGGCCCTCTTATGCGTTGGGGAGTACGCGGATCTCGGGCCGCCTGCCGGCCGGCGCGTAGCCGGCGACGTGCCGGCGGATGTTGCAGCAGTCGTCCGGGTCGCCTCGGAAGGGCGCCAGCTCGTGGTAGTGCATGTCCTCGCAGACGCTCAGCTCGGCGCCGTGGGCGTCCGTGATGGCCTTCATGGCGGTGAGAACCTTGCGCTTCACGGCCAGCGGAAGGTGCCTTGTGGAGCCGTCCGTCTGGGTGTATTCGGCCAGGTCAATCACCTGCGCCAGGTCGGCAGCCACGCCGGCAGGGACGCGCAGGAACTCGGCGATGATGCCGCCGGCGCCGGCCTCGCATATCGCCTCGGTCAGCTCTTCGGTGTAGTAGCCCTGCCCGGCGATGAGCGGGGAGATGCGGCCCTGGGTCCAGATGCCGGCCTCGGCCAGGCACTGCACCACGCGCAGCCTGCTCGCCGCCGGCGGGGCGCCGGGCTCGATGAGCTTGAAGTTTTCTCCCAGCGTGGTGATGGTGACCTGGACGGTGGCCAGGTCCGGGTGCAGCCGCTCGAGGTATTCCGGCTTGGTCAGCTGGGTGCCCTTGGTGACGATCAGGTAGGGGTAGTTGTATTCCTCCAGGATGCGCAGCAGCTCGAAGGCCGCCCGGCCGTCTGCCTCATTGACTCCGAAGCAGTCGGTCATGCCGCCGATGCGGACCGGCCAGCGGCGGTCGAAGTACTCCGACCAGGGCCCGCGACGGCCCTTTTCAAAGTGGTCGAGCAGGGTGCGGCGGACCTTCTTCATGTCGGCGATCGCCGGCGCCTCGGGGTTCCAATACTTGCGGAACTCGAGCAGGCTCTTGGCATAGCAGTAGACGCAGTCGTGCGGGCAGCCGCGACCGTAGACGTCGACGCGCAGAGGGTAGTAACAGCGCTGGGCCTCGCCGCCCTCCGGGATGGCGATGAAGGCGCCGAAGGTGTCGCGCAGGGCGTCGGGGTCGTTGGGCGCCGGCGGGGTGACTCGCTTCCTCATGCCGGCTGCCCTTCCTCCCGCGCGGCCGTGTCGCCGGTCATGCGCTCCCAGCGCTTCACGATCACGTCGCAGTAGCGGGGCTCGATCTCCATCATGCAGCAGCGCCGGCGCAGCTGGCCGGCGGCGATGAGCGTCGAGCCGGAGCCGCCGCAGGGGTCGAGGATCAGCTGGCCGCGCTCGGTCGAGTTGGTGATGAAGCGGGCGAGCAGCCGCGTCGGTTTCATGGTCGGGTGCTCGGCGGACGCGGCCGGCCGGTCCTCGTGCACGACGGTGGTGCACTCGTCGTCTATGACCGTGGACTTGTTGTACTGCCCGTACCAGGCATGGGCGCCGCCGGCCTTCCAGCCGTAGAGGATGGGCTCATGCTGCCATTGGTAATCTTGCCGGCCGAGGGTGAAGTGGTCCTTGACCCAGATGAGGGACTGCCGGTAGGTGAGGCCTTCGGCCTCGACGGCCGCCTGGAAGGCGGGCTGTTGGGCGTCCGCGTGGAACACGTAGTAGGGGCCGCCGGCCGCCAGGTGGGCCGCGCAGTTGCGCAGGATCGCGCGCAGGAAAGCGTCGAACTCCTCCGGGCTCTGATTGTCGTTGGCCACCTTCCGGCCGTCGTTCTTGCCCACCTTGCCCACCTTGCCGCCGATGGCGCGCAGGCCGCCCTGGTGGTAGTCGACGTTGTAGGGCGGGTCGGTGAGCAGGCAGTCGGCCAGCTCGCCCGCCATGAGCGTGGCCATGTCCTCGGCCTTGGTCGAGTCGCCGCACATGAGGCGGTGCGAGCCCAGGATCCAGACGTCGCCCGTCTGGGTGACCGGCGGGTTGTCCGGGTCGACCGGCGGCGGCGTGTCCTCCTGCACCTTGAGCCCGTCGAAGGTGGCGGTCATGAGGCTCTCCAGCTCGCCCAGGGAGAAGCCGGTTAGCTCGAGGTCGAAGGCGCCCGTGTCGATTTCCTCGAGCACGTCTTTGAGGGCGCTCATGTCCAGCACGGCCAGCTCGGCCAGGCGGTTATCGGCGATGAGGTCGGCCCACTCCGCGGCCTCGTTCTCGTAGTCCTGCCAGTCGATCGGGACCTCGCTCTTGCCCAGCAGCCGGGCGGCCGCCAGGCGGCCATGGCCACGCACCACGAAGCCGGAGCGCCGGCTCACGGTGATGGGCGAGCGCCAGCCCTGGGCGGTGATGATCTTGCCCAGCAGCTCGAGCTGGTTTTCCGAGTGCATGTTGGGATTGCGCGGGTTGCCGGTGACGGCCTCGGTGCTGAGGATCTCGTCGTGGGCGCAGTAGACAGGGATGCCGTCGGCGTGTGGTGTGGTCATTCTCCCCTCCAGGAGTCGGCCGTTTGCGGGCATGGCCTCGGGGCCCAAAAACGACGAGGAACTTTCGGTTTTTTCCGAGCATGGCTAAGCGCGGGTCTGCGGCGGCCTCTGAAATGGAGGAGGCCCCCCCCACTCGGTCACAACCAGCGCTTGAACCTGTTGGGCTTGGCCGGCTTGGGCGGATGTGCTCGGCCTCCATCCTCGACGCCGTGGCAGTGGTGGCAGGCACTGAAGATGTACGTCTTGTCGTAGGGGCTAACGCCCAGGGCGAGCAGCGTCTCAAGGGCTGGCTTGTGGTGCGCGGTGCGGGCGCCTCGGCCACATTCACGACACTTCCAACCGTCGCGATCAAGGACCTCGAGGCGGGTGCGGCGCCACTCGCGGGTGTTGTAGATGGCCTTGGCTTGTGGGGTGCTCATGGCTTTCCCAACAAAAAAGGCGCGTCCGCTTTCGGGCGCACCTCTCCCATCCCACTCAGAGCAGTGTAGGCGCTGTCCGCTGCTGGTGTCAAGAGATACGCTCTGAGCGGACTCGATGAACGTCAAAAAGGCAGCGGATCGCGCACGCGACTTGCCTCTCGAAGGTGTCGCGGTCCCAGTGGCAGTGGTTCTTCCGGTGGCGCTCGCATTCGCCCAGACCGGTGCGATTGTCGCCCGGGCTCGCAGGGCAGCGCTTCAGCGGTGGGCACTTGCCCTTGTGGACACCGAGGAGGGCCGCCATGACGACCCACCCTCGAGGCTCCATCGACAGCCCTTGTCGGTAGTAGACGTCGATGAGACGCCACCAGTGTGGGTATCGCCGGCGCAGCTCCTCCATGCAGGTGTCTATCTCCGAGCGGCGCTGTGCGGCGTGCATCTCCGCCTCAGCGATGGACTCCGGGTCGCTCCTCGGGGCCACGTCAGCCTCCAGAATCTGCTCGCCGGCGGCGCCAAGGATCGGGTTGCCGTGGCCATCGACCGCGACTCTGAATCCGTCGCTGCCGTATTTGCGAAGCAGGGTGCCGTCTTGGAATGCGGTGTACTCCTCCAGGGCCCGGCGCAGATCCATCGGGTGTGGGAAGTACCAGGTCCAAACAGGCGCGGTTGCTCTCTGGTGCCCGCTCATGCCGCCGCCATCCGTCGCCCCGCTCGCCTGAGGGCCTCCTGCCATTCGTCCCTGGCGGCCACGAAGCAGAGCGCGTCGGAGTCGCACCAGCCTGCGCGCAGGTGAAGCGCGCAGCGTTCCACCCGCGTCTCTCGCGCCTCCGCGATCTGCGCCTGTTTGGCGATGATGGCGGCCTTGCTGGTGAGACCGTAGTCCGAGGCTACCTCTGAGTCGGATCGCTTCCGGGTGCGCGGTAGCTGGTCGTCTATGAATCCCTCATCTGACACGCCTGTTACCTCCTACCTGCATCTCGAAAATCTCCCGTTCCGCTTCCCGCTCGCAGTCGCCGTAGATGTTCGGTAGCAAGGTCGGCCCCTTGTTGCGCTCGACCATGCGTCCGATGGTGTCCTGCATGACGGCCGGGTCGATGCTCGCAAGCGTCTTGAGCTTGGCTCCAAAGATGTCTATCTGGCCTTTGCTCGGTCGGGGCTGCCCCACTTCTTGAAGCTGGGTTATCCACAGGCCAGTCCAGTTTTCGTTCTCGAGGGCTTCCGCGCGTGCGTGCTCTCTGTCTTTCTTTTCTGTCTGTCTGTCGCTTCTTTCTTTCGGGCGTGACGTCACCGTGACGTCACCGTGACATTCCTCAGACGCACGGTCACGGAGCCGCTTTTCGGCCTGTCTTTCAGCCGCTCTTTGCCGCTCCCGGTGCTGCCGGTTATAGTCGCTCCAGTCGTGAATCGCGAGCCCATCGGGAGTGCGGTCGACCCATCCGGTACTCACGAAGGCATCGAGAAGCATGCCGGGGTCGCCGGCGTAGTAGCAGCCTTCGGCGATGTCCTCCGGCGTGTGCCCTTCTAGCAGTCCGCTGGGCGCCTGCTCGAGCGTGTAGTACCAGAGGGCGTGCAGGAGACCGAGCGTCTCAGGAATCGTGGTGCCGAGGGCTCGCGCCAGACGACGGAACTTCTTGTTGCGGGGAAGGGTGACGTGAGACTCGATCCACTCGCTCACGCGGTCCTCTTTCCGATCTCCACCCACGGCACTTTGACCAGGCCATCCAGGTGGGTCTTCGGGACCTTCGCCAGGAGCGGGCTCTCTGGCTCGTAATGAGCCAGAGCCATCTGCCACAGCCACCAGGCATCCGCAGCATTGTTGTCATCGAAGACGCGCCCCGATCGGAACACCGCCTGCTGAAGGACCAGGTCCTTGCTGGCGTTGCCTTTGCCGGCCGCATAGCGGGCGCGATTGGTGGGCGGAATGTCCACGTAGGGCACTCCCCAGCAGAAGAGGGCCAACCGGATCGCGCCTCCCAGCTCGCCCAGGCTTATGCCGGCGCGGCCGGTCGAGGCGAAGCTGTAACCCTCAAGGACCACGACGTCGGGCTCGTAGACCTCGACCTCGTGTTGGATTCGGTCTCGGACGTAGGCGAGGCGCTCCATGGCGCGGCGAGACCCCGTCCGGATCACCCACAGAGAGCCATCAGGGCAACAGACCCCGGTGGCGGTCAGGGAAAGGTCAAGGGCGAGGATCCTCACGGCCGCAGCCACTCCCACATGCGGGTGCACCAGGGCAGGGCCTGCCACTCTCGGATCGAGCGCGAGGCGGCCAGGGCCCGGCGAGCGCTGGCTATGGCCGTGGCGAGTTGGAGGTCGGTCGGCTGGGCTAACACTTCAGTACTCTCTACGTCAGCTTCAGGTCGAGCTATTGCGGCCGAGGTCATGCTTCTCCCCTCACTCTCGGATGACTTGGGCAGGCCGGGCGTCACAGCAGGGACTCCTGCCGGGCAGGCTGGACGGCCGTGGTGGCTCGTGGGCGCACGTCTTCGAGGCAGGGCTGGCCGTCAAGCGCCACAAAGGTTCCGTCCTTCATGCCCTCGGCCAGGACTCGGGCCCAGGCAAGGGCTGAGGCCCGGGCTCTCTCGCCTTTGAGGGCCGGGCAGCTGTTGGCGCTCCGCTGGTGGGCCTGGGCAAAGGCGAGGATGGCCTCGCGTGCTTCCGAGGTAAGAACGACAAGACGGATCACGGCTCATTGCCCGCGTCTACCGCGCGGTCCACGGCGGCGTCGTAGCCTTCTCGGCAGACACGGCAGGCATCGTCCCAGTCGGCGTGGCGGTCCCAGTCGGGCTCGGTGCCGCCCGGGCACTCCAGGGCTCCACAGGTGCGGTCCATAACGGGGCCAGAGCACTCGCGGTACCGGCTCACCCCATCCCCGCTTTCGCCGGCACCAGCCCCAGGTCGGCCAGGTCGAACTCGTTCTCGTCTTTCGGGAACAGCCAGCCCGGCAGCTCCAGGGCGAGTGCTTCCGGGTACCGGCCCGGATACCGCTTCGTCCGACGACACTCGGCCACCCGGTCGAGCGCTTGCCGCACCTGGTCCTCCCCGGCCCACAGATCGTCGTCTGTGAGCGTGTACACGGCCACGTCGTGCGGCGCCTCGTTCTCCACCGCGATGATGTGGACCTTGGGCTTCTTGCCACTGGCCTCCAGACCCATGCGGGCGAAAGCGAACTGGCAGTGGTACAGCATCTCCCCGGCGTGGCGTCCGAAGGCGCGGGCTTCGATGTTGCGCGTGGTCTTGAGATCTACGAGGGCCCGTGAGGTTAGCCAGTCCAAGCGCGCCTTGCAGGCGAGGCCCGTTTGCTTGTCCACCCAGCGCAGGGTGCATTCCGCCTGCCCCTTGGCCGTAAGCAGCTTCTTGGCGGCCTTGTGGGAATGCACGGCGTCCCTGATGGCGATAGCGGTGTCGTACTCCTCGGGTTTGAGGATCGTGCGGCCGGCGTGCATGGCCTTGAACGCTTCCCACTCGCCTCCGGCCCGCCGGCCACCGCTCCACATCACGTACTCATGCAGCAGGCGGTCCGGCTCGAACACGGCCGTATGCGTCGCCCGACCGAGCTTCATGGCGTCGGTGTCCTCGGGCGGGTTGGTCAGGTGGTGCTGGTAGCAGAGGCCGGACTGGACCGCGTACTTGAGCGTCGACCAGTTGACGGCCTCGATACAGTCGTACTCCTCCCGGGAGATCCGGCAGGCGACAGGGGTCGTGGAGCGGGGGCTCACTGCTCGTCCTCCAGGTCACCGGAATCGCCCGGGGCGTCGTCCAGCAGCCCGGCCGGGTACTCCATGTTCGCGTAGTCCGGTTTGACCGCTGCGACTTCGCCGATGTCCCGGTCGAACTCGGGCTGCTCGTGCTGGCCAGGCGTGGTCTTGTAGAGCTTGCGGGCGAGCGGCTTGCGACGCGGCAGTTTGATGGTCACGTTGACGGCGGCCGAGATGTCTGGCGAGCCCTTGACGCGGATGCACCAGCCCGTTTCGTTCACAGGCGAGTTGTCTCGCTCGGGCGTGAGGGTTATGCGCTTTCCCGGCCATTGGTCGGTATCCGGCCACATCGCGAAGATCAAGGTCGCGTTGGTCCGGTTGAGCACCAGGATGGACGGCTCCCCGGTCCGGCGTCTCTCCTTGAAGACGATCGTCCACGCGGCCTCTGCCGGGGCCCCCTCGCGCTCCAGCGAGTCGCGCTTAAGTTCCGCGATGGTGAGAGTGACGTCTTTGCCCTCAAAGTCTTCCGCAGACAGGAAGCGCGAGTGGAACATCTGCCTGAGAGTGAATCCCATCATTTCTCCTTTGGGTTCTCTGGACGCGGGGAGTCAGGGAAGGCGGCGCCGCACACTCGGCTGCAGCTCTGCGTGGTTACGCTGCGTTGCTGCTCGAGACGAGCGGCCATCTTGACGGCCCAGGCGGCGAGTACGTCGTAGGGGCTCATTCCGCGCCCTGCTGCTCCTGCTCGGCGAAGTACCGCTCGAGGGCCCGCACGACGATGGCCGTCTTGGTGCGATGCTCAATGGTGGCCACCCGATCGAGCTGCGCCACCAGCTTCTGGTTTTTGAGGAAGATGTGCGCGACCTTGTCCACTCGGGCTCCTTGGTGGTTCATGTAAGCGCCAGACTAGATACAGTTCTGTACCCTGTCAAGGACAAAGAGGTCCCAATTTGCGACCTTCTGGCAAAAGATACAACCGTGTATTAAACTGGGGACATGCGCGAGCTACCTATGCATAGCGACGAGCCTTTCCCGGCTGCA